TCGCTAATGCTCCTGTTAGCGCTTTTCTACTGCTTGTATATATCGATCAAGCGCCCGCTTGAAACGCTTGCTTATATTGTGATTATTGTAACGATCGGTTTATTACTGTAATATCCCCGTATCTAGTCGGCTGGGCTGACTTTTCATATTCTACGGGGTAGAAAATGCACAAAGAAACCAATGTTTTTCCCGCCTATAAAAAGGCAAAAGTCGAATCCCTTATTCCTTACGCTAGAAATAGCCGCACCCACTCAGAAAGCCAGGTCGATAAGATAGCGGCCAGCATCAAAGAATTCGGGTTCCTTAATCCTATCATTGTTGATGGTGATGGCGGCATAGTCGCGGGCCATGGGCGGGTGCTGGCTGCAAAGAAGCTGGGGATGGCAGACTTGCCTACCATTAAAGCAGATCACCTTAGCGACGCGCAGCGTCGGGCTTATGTCATCGCTGACAACCGGCTTGCGCTGGACGCAGGCTGGGATGACGAGCTTCTGCGCGTGGAGTTCGACGAGCTTGATAGCGTGGGTTTTGACCTAGAGCTAACGGGGTTCACGCTTGATGAAATTAGCGCGTTACAGATTGAAGAGGTGGAAGGGCTGACCGACGAGGATTCTGTTCCAGAGGTTCCAGAAGACCCGGTTACAGTAGAGGGTGATGTATGGCTCTTAGGCAACCACAGGCTCATGTGTGGAGACTCCACGAGCATTGATGCTGTTGATAAGCTAATGGACGGCCACAAGGCTGACATGGTGTTTACTGACCCGCCTTATGGGATAGATTATGATGGGGGCAGTAAGAAGCGAGAAAAGCTAAAGGACGATCACGTTGGAACGGACATATATACCGACTCTGTTCCCATTATGGCGATGTATTGTAACGGGCCAATATACACCTGGTACGCAGGCACAAAGCCGAAATCACTTTATAACGCTGTTGAAGCCGTTGGCCAGATTCACTCGCTTATAATTTGGAAGAAGAACAATTCTACGTTTAACATGGGGATCAATTACAAACAGAAACACGAACCCTGTTTATACTGGAAGCCAAAAGGCAAGACTCTGTCTTGGGCTGGGGGAAGCAAGGAGGATACTGTGTGGGAAATTAAGCGAGAGTCTAGAAATGATTTCCATCCCACGCAGAAGCCTGTGGAGCTGTCCGAAAGAGCGATTAAAAACCACAGCGTAGGAATTGTTCTTGATTTATTCGGGGGGTCAGGCTCGACTCTAATAGGCTGCGAGAAAACTAACCGTAACTGCCGAATGATGGAGCTTTCGCCCGCCTACTGTGACGTAATAGTTAAGCGGTGGCAAGAGTTCACTGGTAACGATGCAACGCTTGAATCCGATGGCGGCACGTTTAATTCGAGGAGCGTAAAAGATGCCTAGAAAAAGACACGAGCCAACAAAGCAAACAAGAGAGCTTGTGACGCTGCATTCCACGGTCGGCACAAACCAAGATATTGTGGCCGACATCATAGGGATTACCGCAAAAACGCTGCGAAGGCATTACCGGGAAGAGCTAGACCAATCAACAGCCAAGGCGAACGCATCGATTGGTGGCGTTCTGTTTAACAAGGCAAAGGGCGGCGATACCACGGCCATGATTTTCTGGATGAAGACCCGCGCAGGATGGAGGGAAAAAGAAACGACGGATACTAGCGCCGAGTTAGCAAATGCGCTAACCCACCTGGCCGATAAGCTGCCGGTCTAATGCAAACCCAAAGCGCCATAGAAAAAGCCGAGAACAGATGGTATCCGCTGATAGAGCACCCGGTACAGCGGGTGCTGGTTCAGGCCGTTCACGCGGGCATCCGGTTCCCTTTGGTGCCTGCAGGCCGCCGATCGGGAAAGACAGAACGATTCAAGCGGTTCCTATCTACCGAAGCAATGCGCATGCCAAACGAACGGTATTTCGCCGCAGCGCCTACGCGCGACCAAGCCAAAAAGATATTTTGGGATGACCTCAAGCTATTAACCTTTTCAGACCTTCACCAGAAAACGCCAAGCGAAACAGAGCTAAAAATTTTCATGCCTAACGGCTCGGAGATTCACGTTATTGGGCTGGACAAGCCGCAGCGTATCGAGGGGGTAAGCTGGACCGGTGGCGGGATCGACGAAATTGCCGATGTTAAGAGCAAGAGCGTAGAATCGAACATAATGCCGGCGCTTAATACCGTGGATCCGCGAAGGCCTGAATATCGACCCTGGTGTTGGTGGCTTGGTGTACCGGACGGTCTAAATCACTATTATGAAATGTGCCAATACGCGGAAACCGCCGACGACGATCTCTGGAAGGTGTTCCACTGGAAAAGCGCGGACATACTACCGCCGGACGTTATCGCTGCAGCAAAACGGATTATGTCTGCGAAACAATACCGCCAGGAGTACGAGGCCAGCTTCGAGACGGCCAGCGGGCGGATCTATGAGGACTACGGGAAAGAGAACTACACAAACGAAACCATAAAGCCGCATGAGCAGCTATGCTGGATGCACGATCAGAACTATACGCCGCTATCCAGCGCCGTTGGGGTTATCAGGGAAGGAAGTCTGTACCTGCTAGATGAGATAGTATTGACCTCGGCAATATCCGAGCAATCGGCAAAGGAGTTTGTAGAGAAATATATCGATCATTCCAATAAGCATGTTATTATCTACGGCGACCCGGCTGGAAAAGCGGGCGAGAAACACGGGCACTCTAGCGACTACACGCAAATAGAGGGCGTTTTGCGCGATAACGGCTGGAAGTTTAGCAATCGGGTTAAGCGCGCGGCGCCAGCGATAAAGGATAGACAGAATTGTGTTAGGGCAAAGATTAAGACCGCAGACGGGAAAATATCGTTGTTTGTCAATCCTGAAACGGCGAAATGGTGCCATAAAGGCCTGAGCACTGTTCAGTATTTACCGGGCTCGACTTACCAAGAAGACCAGAGGAACGAATATCAGCATATTACAACCGCAATAGGATACATGGTGGAAACCGTGTGGCCGATCGACGAAGCACTAATTATAACCAACATAGGGATGGCGAACTAATGGCCCAAACCAAAAGAAATGTAGACTTCAAGAGCCACGAGTATAACGCCAACGTTAATACATGGGCTTTTGTTAATGACATTTGCGACAGCAAAAACCTCGGCAAATACCTGGTAAAGCTAAACCCTGACGACAAAAGCAAAGAGAACGCAACGCGGAATGATCAGTTTAGACGCCGCGCTATATTCTACGCGGTTGCTGGGTACACTTCTCGCGGGCTAGTTGGAAAGGCTTTCTCGAAGCCCCCGGTTACTGATGTCCCGCCCAATATGGAATATGTCAAAAACGACATAGACGGCATGGGCACGACAATCGACCAGCAAGCGCAAGACGTAACACGCGACGTATTGAGAATCGGCCGGTCCGGCCTGATGGCAGACTTTCCGGAGTCTGACGGCGAATTGTCCGTTGCACAACTGGCAAGCGGTGGCATATTCGCTACCGTGACAAAATTCGATGCTCACCAAATAATCAACGTCCAGACGAAGAAGATTGGAGCTAGAACGCTAACATCCAAGATCGTTCTGGCGCTCAAAGCCAAGATGGAAGGCCCGGACGGGTTTAGTTTTGACGAAGTCGACGTAAGGCTAGAGCTCAGGCTCGACAGTTTGGGAGAGCTCGGCGAGGTCTATTCGATGGTGGAGTGGCGCAAGAACCCCGCGCCCACAAACGACGACAACGAATGGCTAGTTGTAGGAACAACCGTTCCAAAAGACGCGCAAGGCGCATTCTTGGAAGAAATCCCGTTTGTGTTTGTGGGCAGCGAGTCCAACACGCACAAGATTGACCCAGCGCCGATGAAAGACATTGCAGAGATAAACAAGGGCCATTTCAACAACTCGGCTATCTATGAAGACTCGGTTTTTACTGTTGGACAAGCGCAGCCGTGGATGTCGGGAATAACTCAAAGCCATATTGACCTGATGAAAAAGAATAATATGTATGTCGGCTCTAGCTGGCTAATGGGCGTTCCATCCGGCGAGAAAATGGGCTTTGCTCAAGTCGAGCCCAACACGCTAGCCCGCGAGGCAATGAACGATAAAGTGCAAATGATGATCGGCTTGGGCGCTATGTTTATCACGCCCGGCAGCGCAAACAAGACCGCGACGCAATCAGAGGGCGAGCTCTTGGCGCAGCACAGCGTGTTATCGCTGGGAACGTCGAACGTTTCGGACGCTTACACTAAGGCGCTTGGGTTTGTTGCGCTGTTCATGGGCTCGGACCCAGCGGCCGCTTCTTATGAAATCACCAAAGACTTTGTGAGCCCCACGGCTGATGCAAACATGCTGCGAGAGATTGCGGCGAGCTTCCTGCAAGGCCTGTTACCAGTTAGTGACCTGCTTGCTTGGCAGCAAAAGCACGGGCTTGTAGACTCTGAGAAGACGCTAGAGGAATACCAAGAAGAGATTGGGGGCAATGATACAGGCCTAGACCTCGATGCCAACTGATTCCCTAACAGAAATAGCGACCCGCCACCAGGTACACTTGGAGCGGCTTAAAGCCGGCGCGGCAAAAAAGAACCTTCGGTTTTTAAAGAAAATCGATCGTTCTGTATCTAAGCGCCTCGCCGGAAAGGAGATTACTGAATTCAAGAGGGCACGGCTGGAAAAGCTCATAGCATCTGTCCAGGGGGACATGGCCGTAATTAATGGCGAGATAACCAACGCCATAACCACGCAAGCCAGAGAGCTTGCTGCATCCGAGGCGGGTTTCGAGATACGCAGCTTAAACGAAGTCGTAAAGGTAGATTTCGCGGTCCCAACGGCGGGGCAGCTTAACTCCGCTGTTATGAACAACCCGTTATCTGTTAAAGGGCCGGACGGAGGCAAGCTGCTAAAGTCATTTCTAAAAGACACCACCAATCGCCAAACAAAAGCCATATCCTCAGCAATACGCAGCGGTTATTATCAAGGTCAATCCAATAACGAGATATTGCGCGTTATTCGTGGCACGCGCTCGAACAAATTCAAGGATGGCATTATTGCGCGAGTGGGAAATACAGCGAACGCGCTTGTAAGGACAGCACTGCAACACGCAAGCGTTCAGGCTCGTGAAGCGACTTGGAATGCTAACAAAGACATTATTAAAAAGGTCCGATGGACCGCAACTATCGACGGTCGCACGTCTCAGATTTGCCGCAGCCTTGATGGGCGCGAGTTTGATTTTGACAAAGGCCCGCGCCCGCCGATTCATATTAATTGCTTAACGGGGGATACTAACGTAACGACCTGTGGCGGTGTCTCGAACGTTTACAAAAGGGCGTATAAAGGCACTCTTGTCGATATTAAGACAGCTTCCGGAAGAACCATCTCTATCACCCCAAATCACCCAATATTGGCTGTCTCCGGGTGGAAGGCGGCGGGCGATGTTAATTCTTTCGATAAGCTGGTCTGCGTTACCAGCCCACATTTGATCGTCAACAATGACAAAAATAGTGTGGACTCCACGTTCTCCGAGCTTTTTAGTGCGGTCAATGTAGTGTGCGATTCTTCGGCTATCAGTAACGCTCCATCCGCCGCCGAAGACTTCCACGGCGACGGCGCTTCCGATTCCAATATCAAGATTATAAGCACCGTTAGCCTTGGATGGGATGGCGTGAGGAAAGCTATCTTTAATAGCAGAAAAAACAATAGGCTCCCATTTGGATCGCGGATGAAACTTGCCTTCGCGCGATTTTGCTCTTTTGGCTTTTTCTTCAACGCCGACGACCCTTCCTCTAACGGCGTGATGCGCTGCGCTCGTAAGGTTGGCGATCTGCTCGGGGCTGGAGTTGTCCATTCTAATTTGCTGCTGCTCAGATTTATTCCTGAGTTTTCCGTATTTGGTTTTGAGGGCGCGGATAACGGGAGCGGAAGAGCAATCAAGCCCCAGGTGCCTAGCTATACCGGCCGCACCTATCCCAGTCTCATAGGCCTTAAAGATTCTATCCTTGCAGCTATCAAGATCAATGATTATGTTACTGGCGATAGGAATGCCGTTCGCGGCAAGGATTCTAGCGATTGGCTTGTAGCCAACGCCGAAGAGCTTTCCGATTGCTTTGATGGAGAGCCCATCAACGGTACGGAGCTCGATGATGTTGTTAGTGTCAGCAGAAGAGAAGTGGATTGCCATGTTTATAACCTCGAAAATAAGAACAATTGGTATGTATCGAACGGCATTATAACACACAACTGCCGTTCCAGCGTGGTTCCAGTGCTAAAAGACAAGTTTTCCAGCCTGCGCAAAGGCGCGACCCGGTTCAGCCGTGGGCCGGACGGCGTGAAGTACATACCAGCAACCAAATCATACTATGGATGGCTAAAGAATCAGCCGGCCAAGTTTCAGGACTCCGCTATAGGCAAGACGCGCGGAGCTTTGCTGCGGCGAGGGGGTTTGTCGTCTGAGCAGTTTTCCAAACTAAACCTAAACAATAAGTTTCAGCCGGTAACGCTTGCAGACATGCGCAAGCTGGAGCCAGCGGCATTTGAGAAGGCCAATCTATGACGACAATAGCGTATAAAAACGGCGTAATAGCCTATGACTCGCTTGCAGTTGGGTCTGGCACGGTGCTGGATAGAGACTTCAACAAACGAATCACTCGCGATGGGGTTAATTTCTTTTTTTGTGGCTCTGTCTGTTTGTTTGGGGAGTTCTTGGACGCTTGGTTTAGTGGCGAGAATGTAACCAGCAGCGATCTGAGCGCTATAGTTTATGGCGGAAAGATTCTTTTTTATGTGACCATTGACGAGGACGGAACGATACAGAAGGAGCCCGTAGAGCTATCAAAAATAATGTCGATAGGCTCAGGCTCAGACCACGCGTTAACAGCCATGGATTGCGGGCTATCTGCAAAGGAAGCCGTGAAGATGGCGGCGCTAAGGGATACGAGCACGGGAGGCCGTATTAGAACGTTCAGTCTAAAGGCTTGACAGTTACGGAACGATTGTTTTATTATCCACATTATGGCTAGCTGGGCTGGTCGATCAAATAATTTTACTTGGGGTTTAATTATGAAGTTTAAGGTAACGAAGGAAGAGTACGCCGCGTTGGACGCGGAGATGATGAAGTTGTACAAGGCCGAGGGTGAAGGGTTTCAGCTTGAAGTTGAGGGTTTGCCAGAGGTTGAGGATGTTAGCGGATTGAAGAAGAATCTAGCTGATTTGCTCACAGAAAAGAAAGAGGCGAAACGGCTTGCAGATGAAGCAACCGCAAGAGCCGCAGAAATAAAGACCGCCGCAGATTTGGCAGCG